GCGGAGATGCACAGCTAAGAAATTGGGATAAGTTAAACCCAAAGTCTAGTGGTACATCTCCTGAGTGCTTTGGTGCCTCAGAAGAGACACTAAAGCCTCCGCACAGGGTCAGATCGACCCCTTAGTCCATTAAAACGGACTAACCTTCCTGTATTTTATGTCGACGGAAACAGGCCGTCCAGCACGAATCAAGTGATCCTTCTGTTGGTATGGTTCATCACCACGCTTAAGAAAGAACTTGAGGAGGGCTCCGTGATTGTCCAGTCGTGATACTGGCAATTTCGGTACTGCGACACAGGCCTTAACAAAGGGCCTGTGTAGCTTATCGTCCCATCCATCGGATTGATGACCGAGGAATGAGATTTTGCCCAGCCCAGGAGAAGTTTCCTCGACTGCAGGGAACGGAATAATCCGCTCTAGCAGTTGATCAAGGAATCTGACTGAATTCCATAAGCCAGCCTTATAAAGGTGGTTACGGAACTCGACAGTTCCAACTAACTCCTGAACGTCCTTCCGTGATGTAGGGAAATACCTGCGCATGCGTACGATAGAAACATCGTCGCCCGCATAGTAGTCCTTACCACAAGACTCTCGGAATTTTCCATTCCAGAAAGACTTGCTCTTGTTCACCTTTAGGCCATAAGCTTCAAGGGAACTAATCACGGAGCGCACAAAGCGTACAGGGACGATTATATCGTCTCCATACGTACGCACCTGGGAGAGTAAGGATTTAATATCCTTCTTTCTCAATCGGTGTCCAGTCTCATCTTCGATACCAATAAAGACGATAGTCATAAAGACTAAAGCTTCAATTGGAAAGCAGAGAGACGACCCCATAGACGCGTATTTCGCAAGAGGAATAATTCCATATTGCGGTACGTCAGCCTTCTCGCTTCGCAACGCAGATACCATACCTGCTAGGGTACCGTAATCACGTAGCATAAGCGTTACAAGCTGATTCGACACACGGTCAGACGCATCACTCAGATCGAGTGTTGCTAGGTCACCATAAAGTGACCCTCGACGAGCCATGTCCTGATTAGGGACCTGGGATCGCCAGCTGACAAGCTTGCGTGGGATTGTTAGCCCCTGCACAGCTTCAGTTATAGCTTCAAGCATTCCCTGTTGCATAAATTGCACATAGGAAGGTTCTTCAGCTATAATTCTGAGTTTTGTCGACGTTTTAGGAACAGCGATAACCTTAACAGGTTGTTCTGCTCCAGGGTCAAGATGTACACAGGATTCAATTTCTTCCCAGAAATTGTATGATGGTACAAGGTAATCCACAGCGTGGAGACCCGCATCATCCATCCGAGTGGTCCATAATGCAGTTTGATACTTTGCGTTACCGTAAAGTCCATCTGCAGTGGCACCACTTGAATGCCTAGGAATGACCGCCTCGTAAGAATCATATAATCTATGATCCAAACCGAGGAAGAGGTCATCCCAGAG